TGAAATCACCGTGAACGCCTCCGACTACGCCATGCGCCAGATGCGCGAACAGCTCGCCGGGTGGGCTGGTGCCCTGGACGCGAAGCGGCCCCGGGCTTGGGACCAGTACGGCTACACCGAGCACGTCACCTTCGACCACCTGCTCACCGCCTATAAGCGTGGCGGCGCTGGCCACGGTGCCGTGCACCGCCTGCTGGACCGCTGCTGGCTGGAGTGCCCGCGCATCAAGCAACGCGCGCAGGACGCCGAGACAGAATGGGAGAAGGCTGTCGACAAGCTGCTGCGTCCGCTGTGGCGCCGCCTGCGCGACTTCGACCGCCGGAACATGGTCGGCCGATATGCTGGCTTGATCTACCGCGTCGCCGACGGGCAGGCCTTAGACCAGCCGCTGAAGCGCGGCAAGCTGGTCGACCTGGTGCCGGTGTGGGAAAACCAGCTGCGCGTGCAGGCCTGGGACCAAGACGAGGCCTCTCCGACCTTCGGCAAGGTGACCGCCTGGGAATACCGCATGCGCGCGCCGCACGCTACCGATACGCAGGCAGCGCCCGACCGGTGGGTCAAGGTGCACGCCAGCCGCGTGCAGATCCTGGCCGAGGGCGCGGCTGGCGGCGAATTCTACGAGGGCGAACCGCTGCTGCTGGCCGGCTTCAATCACCTGGTCGACCTGGAGAAGATCGCGGGCGGCAGCGCCGAGAGCTTCCTGAAGAACAGTGCCCGGACGGTGGTGCTGAAGTTCGATGCGAACAGCCAGCCCCAGGCCATCGCCAGCAACGCGGACGGCACCTCCACGGGGCAGACCGTGGCCGAAGCGGTGGAGGAGAAGGTCGGCAAGCTGAACCGGAACATCGACGCCAGCATCGTCATGCAAGGCGGCGACGCCAGCACGCTGCAAACGGCGGTCGCCGACCCGGGGCCGTCTTTCCAGGTGGCCGCGAACCTGTTCGCCGCGTCGGTGCAGATTCCGTTCACCATCCTGTTCGGCCAGCAGACCGGCCGCCTGGCCAGCAGCGAGGACAAGGCCGACTGGAACGCGCGTTGCCAGTCGCGGCGCGAGACTGAACTCGGGCCGATGCTGGAGGAGCTGGTCGCGCGCATGCAGGCTGCCGGCGCCATCGATGCCGCCGACTTCGAGGTCGAGTGGTCGCCACTGGACAGCCCGGGTGACGACGCGAAAGCCACGCTGCTGGGCAAGATGACCAGCGCCATGCAGCAAGCCAGCGCCGCAGGCATGACTGAGCCGCTGTTCGACGCCAACGAACTGCGCGGCGTGATGGACTTCGAGGAGCGCGTCGATGATGGGCTGCCTGAAGGTGCTGACCCGCTGGCTGACCCGCTGGCCGATCCGAACCAGCCGCCAACGCCTGCGCCTGCACCGGTCCAGCGCACCGCGGCCTGACGCATGCGGGCGCCGCGCCAGCGCGACCCCATAGTCCCGGCCGCCAACGGCAGCACGGGCGACCGCACCGGCACGGCCGGCATCAGGCGCCGCGCCTCTGCGCTGATCCGCAAACGCTTCGACGGCCTGCAGCGCGAGGTCCTCGCCCTCTTCGACCGCATCCGGGTCTACAGCGTCAATGATGCCGCCGTCGGCCGTTCAGTCTACGCGCTGACGCCGGATGAACTGGCCGCCGTCAGCCAAGCGCTGCGCGAGGCGCTGGACCGGTGGATCGCCAGCGGCCGTGAGGCGGCGCACAGCTTCTGGTGGTCGCCCTTCGACGCCGAGGCATCGCAGCTGGGCGCGGCGCAGGCATCCACCAACCTGGCAGCCATCGCGCCGGCCTACGCCGCCGCGCGCAGCCTGGAGCAGATCATCTACTCGCAGCCGTACCGCGACCGCGTGGGCGTGGCACAGGTCAAGAGCTACGAGCACTGGACCGGGCTGGCGGCAGAGAGCCGCGCCACGCTGTCGCAGATCATCGGCCGGGCCGTCGTCGACGGGAAGGCGCCGCGCGCAGTGAGGGCCGAGATCGCTGAGGCGCTGGATGCCAGCAAGTCGAAGGCGCTTTCCTATGCGCAGACGGACATCACCGACACGCTGCGCCAGGCACGCGCCGCTGAGGCCGACGCCGCACAAGAGCAGTTCGGGCTGGCGCTGGGCATCCTGTGGACGAGTGCGCTGAAGCCGACGACGCGGCCCTGGCATGCCAGCCGGCACGGGAAGGTCTACAGCACGGGTGAGGTGCGCGAGTTCTACACGCAGCGCGGCAACCGGTACAACTGCTACTGCGGTTTGACCGAGGCGCTGCTCGACACCGACGGCAATCCGATCCTGACGGACACGCTGAAGAAGGCGATGGCCAAGGAAAAGGCCGCGTGGCAGAAGACGCAGGCTGGCTGATCACCCGTCCCTAGCATTCGCCGCCATCCACCCACTCAGGGCAGCCGATGGCCACCAAGCGAGTCCACATCCTCTCCGCAGTCAATGCGGCCAACGTCAGCAAGACTGGCGGCACGTACACCGTGCGCGATGTCTGCGGCGCCGTCGACGAGATCGTCATGAATGGCCTGCTGTACCCGGCCGAGCAACTGGCGGCCGGTGCACCGACGCTGGAAGGCAAGCCCGCACCGGCCGGCCACCCGCGCGACGCCAGCGGCCGCGCGATCAGCGCCCTGAACGGCGACGCCCTGCTGGCCAGCTATATCGGCGCGGTGTGCAAGAACGCGCGCCACGCCGGCGGCAAGACGCTGGTCGACGTCGTCGTCAACGAGGCCCAGGCCAAGGCACACCCCGACGGCGTGAAGCTGATCGAGCGCCTGGACGCTGCCATCGACGGCACGAACAGCGACCCGATCCACGTCAGCACCGGCGTGTGGCTGGACGCGATCACCGCCAACGGCGAGAGCCGCGGCAAGAAGTACACCGCGGTCGCTTCAAACATCCGATACGACCATCTGGCCATCCTGCTGAACGAGCGCGGCGCCGGCACGCCCGAGGACGGCGTCGGCCTGTTCCTGAACAGCGACGGCAGCGAGACGCCCATCGAGCATGTGCGGGTGAGCGACCAGCCCGAGGACCGGCGCACCAGCGGCCTGAAAGCCTGGGTCATGCGCCTGATCGGCAACGGCACCGAGCTGAGCTTCGACCAGATCATCAGCGCGCTGCACGAGGCGCTCCCCGAGGGTGCCTGGGTGCGCGAAGTCTTCGACCGCTATGCCGTATGGAGCGACAGCACCGGGAAGCTGTACCGCCAGGACTATGCGGTCAGTTCGACCGGCTCCGTAGCATTTGCCGGGTCTGCTGTCGAGGTGACCAGAAAGGTCACATACGAGCCGATCACCAACCGCGAGGACCTCATGAAAGAACTGATCACCAACGCGCTGCGTGCTGCCGGCATCGCCATCGACGGCAAGACCGACGAGCAGCTGATGAAGGACTACAACGCACTGACCCTGCAACCCGTGCAGGCCCAGCTGACCGCCGCGAACAGCAAGGTCGCCGAGTTCGAAGCGACGGCCCGCGCCGCTGCTGACGCCGAACTGAACACGCTGGCCACCGAGCTGTCCGTGAACAGCAGCCTGAAGGCCGAGGACTTCAAGGCCATGGGCTTGGCCCGCTGCCGCGAACTGAAGGGCACGGCCATCGCCGCGCCGGTCATCACCGGCAACAGCGGCGGCACCACCAAGCCCGGCGACGAGTTCGCCGCCTACGACATGAACGCCGCGCTGGACGCCAAGCGCTGATCAGCTGAAGGAGCCTGACCCATGCCCGCCTACATCTTCCGCGGCCCCACCGACCGCCAGCCCCACACCATCAACGCCAAGGTCTTGGCCGCCGCGCTGCTGCCCGGCACCTGGGTGACCGAGGGCGCTTCCTCGCTGGCTCAAGCCACGGCCATTGGCCCGATGCTGCGCCTGCTGAGCAATCGCGACTTCTACAGCACCGACCAGCTGAACGCGACCGACCCGCTGAAGGTGGCCTATGCCTCTGGCGACACCGGTATCGCGTACCAGGTCGAGCCCGGTCAGCGTTACCTGGTGGCCGTGGCTGCCGCCACGTACACCTACGGGCAAGAGCTGACCATCGCCGCCGCTGGCCGCTGCGCCGCCGCTGCATCGACGAATGCCGTCGTCGCCTTCGCACTCGAAGCCGGCGCGAAGAGCGCAGGCGACCTCATCGAGGTCGAGATCGCCAACATCTACGCCAAGCCCTGATCGGCCGACCTGAGAGGACACCCGACATGATCCGCTTCACTCCCGAACAGCAAGCCGCCATCAATGCGGCCCGCGCCGGCTTCAACCTGCGCCAGACGGCCATGGCTGCCAACGCCTCGGCCGACATGGGCATCGTGGGCAATGCCTCGCCGGTGCCGCTGGACGCCTGGCGTCGCATCGACGACCGCGCCATCACCATCCAGCGCGACGTGCTGAGCGTCTTTGCGCGCCTGGCTACCGCCAACACCACCCCGGTGCAGGTCGGCGACCTGGTGAGCTACTTCCCGCAGATCAGCGACAGCGGCACGGTCAACGTGTCGATGGACGGCCGCTGGGTCGGTGCCGACGATCAGGCGCAGATCAAGTACGCCGGCACGCCGGTCCCGGTCATCAACAGCACGGCCCGCTTCGGCTGGCGTCAGATGGAAGTGTTGCGCAAGGGCGGCATGCTGGACACCGAGACGCTGGCCAACCACCAGCGCCGCGTGGCCGAGAAGATGGAAGACCTGGTGCTCAACGGTGACGCCAGCGTCGTCGTCGGTGGCGCGACCATCTACGGCCTGCGCAACCACCCGAACCGCAACACCAGCACGCACGGCTTCGACCTGAACAACACCGCGACCGGTGCCAACTGGCTGGCAGCGTTCAAGCAGATCATCGACCTGTGCGTCGGCGACAACGCCTACGGCAAGATCACGGTCTTCCTGAACTACAGCGACTGGGTCTATGCCAGCGTGAACGAGTTCGTCGCCGGCTACCCGAAGACGATCCTGCAACGCCTGCGCGAGATCGAGCAGATCGCCGACATCGTGCCGGCGTCGCGCATCCCGGCCGACAACATCATCGGCGTGGCGGGCCTGGAAACCGGCAACTGGGGCAGCATCCTGTCCGCGATGCCGATGGTCACGCGCCCGAAGTTCCGCGCGAACCCGGAAGACGACTACACCTTCGACGTGATGGCCGTCGTCGCGCCGCAGTTCCGCACGGACTTCAGCGGTCAAATGCCGGTGGCTCACACCACGGCCAGCTGATCGTGATGAAGGTCATCATCACCGCGCTGAAGGCGCCGTGGCCTGCGGGAACCGTCGTCGGCGACTGCGTGGCCCTGTCGACCGGCTGGGTGCCCGGCTGGGCTGTCGGCAAGTGCAAGCCGGCACCCGACGATGCCGAGCCCGTGGCCACCTGGGAGCCGCCTGCGGCACCCGTGGAGCCCGAGCCGGCGCCCAGCGTCGACGAGCAGCTGCAGGCTGCGCTGGCGCTGAAGGATGCGGCCGAACAAGCCGCAGCCGAAGCGCAGCAGATGCTGTTCACGCAGGGCGAGCAGCTGCAGGCTGCGCTGGCCGAACTGGAAGCCCTGCGGGCCACCAAGCCGGCCAAGGCCGCCAAGGGCTGACGCCGGTGATCTCCAGCGCGCAGGCCGCTGAGTACCTTGACCAGACGCTGGGCATCAGCGTCCCGGACTTGGTGCTCACGGCCGCGTGCGACGAGATCACAGCCTGCGAGCCAGCGATGGTGGCCGCCGGCTACAGCGCATCGACCCAGGTGCTGGTGCAGTGCATGGCGGTGGCCCTGGTGGCTGCCGCCGGCGCACCGCGCCGCATCGCATCGCAGGGCGCGCCAAGTGGCGCGTCCCGCAGTTTCACCAACGACGCCAAGGCCCTGACGGCGCTGCGCCGCGCGCTCTTTGCCCGCGACACCGCCGGCACATGCGCCGCGGCGGTAGGCCCAGACCCCACGGCCGGCACGATGCTGCTGGTGGTCTGACACGCCGACAACCATGCGCGGCACGGCCGCGCGCTTGAGAGGTTCGACACCATGGCATCCCTGGACATCAACGAGAGCGCCAAGGTCGAGCTTCGGCCCCAGGACGTTCTGCGCGTCACCGTCACCGGTGGCTCTGCATCGGTCACCGGCCTGTCCGGTGCGCCGTCCACGACCACCACCGTCACGGGCACCCGCGACTTCGGGCCGTACAACACGCCGGCCGTCGTGCGAGTGCTGGTGACCGCGGGGCGGGCCGATTACGGCGTGGTCGATACCACCGGGGCGCTGACCGCAACCGAGGCGGCATCAGTTCGCGCCCTGGTGTCCGGGGCTGGGAATCCCGCGAGTCCCATCACGACGCCCTTCCTGTTCGCCGGCAGCGCCACGACCGCCGCGCCGCAAGCGTCTGCGCCACTGACTGGCATCGGTGCAATCGCGACGGTAGCGGTAACCGCAGGCGCTGGCGTCACCGGGCTTACCTGCCAGGTGCAGGCGACCAACGACGCCGCCACGGCGGCCGGCAGCGGGTCAGCGTGGACGACGATTGCCACGATCAATCTGTCGGCGGCCGGCACTGCGCAGTTGCCGCTGGCCTTCGGCTACGTCGGCCTGCGCGCCAACGTCACCACACTAAGCGGCGGCACGGCTGCAGTCAGCGTGTCGGCCGGCCAGGTTCCGCTGACCAACGGCGCGGGCAACATGGTGGTCAATGCCGCGTTGACCGGTGTGCCGGTGGCGACGCCGTTCGTGGCGTACCAGAGTGCGGTGCCCGTGATGCTGCCGCCATCTGGAACGATGGGCAACAACGGCGCCATCACACTCGGCACCGCTCTGCCAGTGGTGATCCCCGCCTGCTGGATGTGGCTGCCGGCCAATGCCATCTTCACCGGGTCGGCAGCGGGCATCTATTTCGTGCAGATGAGCAGTACGACGGTGGGGCAGGTGTTCAACAACACGCTGTCCAGCGGCGTTCCGTACATCCCCGTCAGCCCTGCGGCTTTCGCCTCGACAGGGCCTGGCGCGTACACCTCGCAGGCATACGTCGCGACCAACCTCGTGACGCTGCCGATCCTTGGCGGGAGCATGGGGCCGACCGGCATCCTGACGCGCCGCGCCATCTGGATGCGGCCGTCGAATGGCAATGTCTACGGCCCGTCCGAGTGGTTGGGCGGTGTCGCGCTAGGCACCAACCCAGTGGCAAACCAGCTCTGGGTCGGCACCGAGAAGACCCTGCGAAACACAGGGGCGCAGAACCGCCAAGTTGGCCTTAACTCGGCCACGAACCTTCAAACGGACAACGGCGCCTACGGAAACGCGGCGGCGTTCTTCTCCATCGACACGTCGGCCAACCAGAATTTCAATTTCCAAACGGCTTGTGCCGCAGCGGATTACATGATTCTGGCGGGCTTCGATGTCGTGGTGTCGCCGGGGGCCTGATGCGCTACGGTGGAAATGCCTCTTCGGGGCCGGTGTATATCGTCAGGAACGGCGCCGTCGCCGTGCCCACGGATTACGTCGGCATGCACTTTCGGGCGTGGCCGCTTTTCGATGCGGTGCACTGGGCTGCAGCCGGGCAGCCCTTCCCGACTGCGCCGTCGCCCGCCCCAACGAATCTGCAATTCGGTTCGTACCGCACGCATGATTCGGTCTATGCCTGGTGGCACAAGATCGAGAAAACGCAGGGCGTCTACGACTGGACGAGCCTCGACACGCAAATCGACGCGCACCGACTTGTTGGGCGCACTGTCACGTTTTGCATGTTCGGCGTGCCGGATTTCTACTTGTCAGCCGGCAACCCCAACAAGGGAGGACCGAATGGTCCATCTTGTTACCCGGATGGCACGAGTCCCAACGGCCTGACGGCACTGGCGGCATTCATCACCGCGCTTATCACGCGGTACAACACAGCGGGCGGCGGGTGGGCCGCCAAGGCAAACGGTGGCGGGACAAATTGGTCAGTCGTCGGCAAGGGAATCAATTTCTTCGAGCTGTGGAATGAGCCGGTATTCGGGCAATCAGAAGGTTTTTGGGTTGGCACCCTCGGGCAATTTATAGACACCTGCTACGTGATGCGCAACGCCGTTCTGGCGGTAGACCCGACGCTGCCGGTTCACTCGCCGGGATTCTCAGCTCTGAACTGGATGCAGCTTTTTTTACAGGGCACCGGCACGCTCAATACCGGAGTAACGGGGCTAAGTTTGTGCGATGCGATTTGCTATCACATATACACCACGGCCCCGCCCGGAAGTTTGTTCGGGTCATGGACCAACCCTGCGTATGAAGTTTTCGGAGGCGATGCTGTGCTGCGCTCAATACTCAAGACATGCGGCGCGCAGGGTAAGGAAATTTACATCACCGAAACTGGCGTTGACTACAACGCAGGAACAAACGAGCTAAATATCATCAACGCGCAGGCCCCAATCTGGCGCTATCGCTGGTGGGCGCGGCTGCAGATGGCAGGGGCTGCTCTCGGGTACAAAAAGTGGATGACGTATGCGTGGGACACCCCATACGCTTGCTTTCCTGACACAGACCCCAGCGGGATCGCGCTGGCCGTGAGCGACGTTCACACCAATGTGGCCGGCAAGACGATCAAGGATGCTTGGTATCAGGCCGGCGGCGAAGTCGGTTTGCGGTTCTCCGACAGTTCGACGTTCATCGTCTGACTTTCCCAGCCCCTAGCCGGTGGGGCGCAGCCTCGCCAGCAGCTACGTGAAGCGGCTCCCTAGCATGCCGCAGCATGTCAGCCGTCGCCGCATGGTCCTTTACCGCCACCGCCACTCTGTGGGCGCTCTTGCAGCGCGACGGGTGGGCGGGCGGCCTGATCTTTGCCGATCCGGTGCAGATGGCCTGCGACTACGCCAGCGACGCGCGCCTGATGCGCGACAGCCTCGGCGATGAGTTCACGACGCGCGAGGTCATCTACACCGAGCGCGCGGACATCAAGCCCGGCGACCGTATCTTGATCGGCGCGTCGACCGAAGCCGATCCCATCGCAGCCGGTGCGCGCGAGGTGCGGGCCGTCAAGCGCGACGCCGACACCTTCGACCGCAAGGCCGACGACTACACGATTGGGACCGTGTAATGGCCGGCGCTCGCGTCACCGACCGCCTGCCTGAGTTTGTCGCTGCCGTCGAGCAACGTGCAGCCCGTGGCATGACGCAGGCCCTGGTGTTGGGTGCCAGCGAGGCCAGCGTGATGACGCCCATCGACACCAGCACGCTGATCAACAGCCAGTACCGCGTAGTCGAGAAGACGGACGGCCGCATTGTGGGCCGCGTGGGCTACACCGCCGAATATGCGCTGGCCGTGCACGACCCAGAGAACAAGCAGCGCTTCCGCCGCGCCACGGCTGAGAAGGAGTTCCTGAAGAATGGCTTCGAACGTGCCGAGCCGAACATCAGGGCCGTGATCAGTGGGGCCATCAAGACATGACCGCCGCCGAGTCCATCCGCGCGCTGCTGGCGCCCGTGCTGCCCGGCTGGCCGCTGCAGTTCGGTCACTGGACTGACCCGGGCGTCGGCAGCCGAAGCGCCGTGCTGCGGCCTGCTGGCGGCGCTGGCGCTGAGCTGGTGCGCCGGCCGCAGTTCACGCTGTCGCTGATCGGCGGCGGCCCTGACGACCGCCAGTCGGCAGCCGAGTCAGCCGACTTGGTTGTCGAGACCACCCGCGCCACTGCCGGCGCTCTTGTGTACCTGCAGGCCGGCGAGCCGGTCTACATCCCCACCGCCGACGGGCGGCCCGTGTTCGAGATTGCGCTTTCCGCGATCACTGTCTAACCCCTAGGAGCCCACACCATGGCTATTTCCGCAGGCGCCTTTGTCGGCCGCGACGTTCTCGTCGAGTTCGCCATTGCCGATGAAACCGCGACCCCCGCATCGCTGAACTACAAGCGCCTCGGCATGATGCGCGGCAAGAAGATCAGCACCAACTGGGACACGGCCGACACCACGGCCGACCAGAGCCCGGCCTTCACGAAGACGAAGCTGGTCACTTTCAAGGCCGTATCGTTCGAGGGCGACGGCGTGAGCTACGCCGAGGCGGCCTACAACCAGAAGGAATTCCGCGCGCAGGCCATCAGCCCCGGTGCTGGCACCGCCTACCAGCCGAAGTTCTGGCTGCGCGTCACCGATGCCGACGGCTCGATCTGGGAAGGCCCTTACATCGTGCCAAAGTGGGAAGACAGCCGCCCGTACAGCGACGCCGCCACTTGGTCGATGAGCGCCGAGTCGAACGGCGATGTCGTCTACACGGCTACCTGATCCATTCACCCACTGAGGAGCCCACACCATGGCCGCCATCTCTTCCATTGACGCATCCAGCCCGGTCGGCGATTTCGCCGCCGCCATTACCACGCTGAGCGCCAGCGACACCATCACCTTTAAGGCCGCGAAGAAGCAGCTGCTGGTGCTGCGCAACACCACGGCCGGCAGCCTGACTGTCACCATCGACGGCGACGGCGGCACGACCGTCAACGTGCCGGGCCTGGGCTCCGTCGACGTGTCGGCCGGCAAGGCGATCACCGTCGGCGTCGGCCTGTCGCGCGCCGTGATCCTGGGCACCATCAGCGCCTACTGCAAGGGCACAGTCACGCTGTCAGGTGCCAGCGGCCTGACGGCCCAGCTGTTCGACATCTGACCCGCGGTGCTGGTCGAGTGCGGCTTCGTTCAGGTGACGGCTGGCGACGACGGGAGGGCCTGGTCTTTCTCGCCGTCGCTGGGCCGGCTTGCCGCGCTCGGCTCACCGCCTGAGCTGGTGGCGCTGTATGCGGCGCTGCACGGCCCCAACGCCCCGCAGGAGGCCGCCTATGTGCTGGCTGGTTTCTGCGATCAGGAAGACGCGGCCGACCTCATCGGCTGCCATGCAGAAAGCGGGTGGTTCGACGGCCTGATGCCCGCCGGTGACCGCGTGATCATCGCGCAGCACCTGATGCACCACGCCATGGTCGGCAAGGCCCGGCCAGACGGCGAGGCGCCCGCAGAGCGCGGGCAGTACGCGCCAGAGTTCAGGGTGTCGGAGTTCCTGGCCCTGGCCCGCGTGCACCTGGGCATGAGCGCGGCCGACGCCGAGGCGCTGTCGATGACCGAACTGCAGCAGCTGCTGGATGTGAAGTTTCCGCAGAAGGCCGCGCGCCCGGTGGCCAGCCGCGAGGAATACGACGCCGCGATGCGGCACTTCGACGAACTCGCTGCAAGGCGCAAGGCCGCGAAGGCGGCGCAAGGGGTGCAGTGATGGCGGCAGGGCAAGGCACAAACGTCGGTTCAATTTTCTATTCCGTCGAACTTGAAACCCAGCAGCTGATCAACGGCCGCAAGCAAGTCGAAGCCGAGACCGAGAAGGCCGCCCGCGCCTTCAACGCCATCACCCTGGCCGTGAAGGTCTACGCGGCGGCTCTGGCCGCGCTGAAGATGGCCGAGGCCGCCGACGACTTCCGCATGCTGCAGGCCCGGGTCAACGTGGCGGCTGACAGCATCGAGGCCGGCGCGGCTGCGTTCGAGCGGCTGCGCGCAATCAGCGTCTCAACCCGTTCGGCGCTGGACAGCAATGTGCAGGTTTTCACCCGCCTGAATCCCAGCATCAAGCAGATGGGCGGCAACGCCAACGACACGCTGCGCGTCGTCGAGCTGCTCAGCAAGGCAATCACTGTCAGCGGCGCCAGCGCGGCCGAGAAGTCCAGCGCCATGATCCAGTTCGGTCAGGCGCTCGGCTCGGGCAAGCTGGCCGGCGACGAACTGCGCAGCCTGCTGGAAAACGCGCCGTACCTGATGAAGCAGCTGGCCGACAGCCTGGGCGTGCCCATCGGGCAGCTGAAGAGCCTGGGCGAGCAGGGCAAGCTGACCGCCGACGTGGTCACGAACGCGCTGGTGAAGGCCAGCGACCGCATCAGCAAGGACTTCGCGCAGTTTCCGCAGACGGTCGTGGCACAGCTTCAGCTGGTCAAGGACCAAGCTATGGCGCTTGCCGCCGCCATGGACAGCGCCAGCGGCAAGAATGCGATTCTGGTCGGCGTCCTCAAGGGCGTCGGCGACACGGTTCAGAAGCTCGCCGAACGCTTCGAGCTGCTGTCGATGACATCCACCGGCATTGGCCGCGACGACGCCATCAAGACCTGGGCAGAGCGCACCAGCTCAGCGCTGGAGGCTGTAGGGTCGCTTGTGCAAACGGTAGCGATCACCGTTGCTGGCGCCATGGCCGGCAAGTTCGTGCAAGGCTTGGCCGCATCAACGGCTGCGCTGGCGCAGAACGTGGCTGCGGCCAATGCCGCCCGCGCCGCCGAGGCGCAGCGCCTTGTCACAGTCAGCGCCGGAGCCGCCGCGCAAGCCGTGAGCGCCGATGTCGCCCACACGATGGCTGTCATCACGATGGAGCAGGCCGCCGCAAGCCTTGCCGCCGCGCGAGCGAACGTCACGTTGCTGGAAAGCCAGTTGGCCCAGGCAACGGCCAATGCAACGATGCTTACCGCCTCGCCGGCCTACTTTGAGGCCAAGGCGATTGAGCGCACGGTCACGCTGCAGCTGGCCGCCGCAAAGGAGGCTGAGGCCGTCGCCAGCGGCGTGCTGATGAAGGCTGAATCCGGCCTTGTGACAGCGCGCGCCGCAGCGTTTGAAGCCGCGACGGCCGAGGCTACCGCTACCGCCGCCGCTGCCGCCGCAAAGCGCGCGGACACGGCTGCGTCGGTGCTGGCCACCGGGGCGTCCCGTGCCTTTGGGACTGTTGTCAGCGCCCTGGGCGGCCCCATCGGCATCGCAATTATTGCCATCGGCGCACTGGCCCTGAAGTTCAGCGATGTCAAGACGGCCGCCGAGGAAGCCGCCGACATCACCGAGCGCGCGGCACAGCGTATCGCCAAGGCCCGTAGCGGCTCGACCGAAGCGCCGATGCGCGAACTGATGTCGGTGCGCGACGAGGCAAAAGCGCAGATCGAAAAGCTGGACGCGGAAATTTCGCGCGCCGAGAAGTGGGCGCGGTCAGGGCGGGGTCCGCAGCCATCCGACGAGCAGGTGTCAGGCATGAACGCCGATCTGCTGACGAAGCGCGAGGCGGCGCGAGGCGCTTTGCTGCAGGCTCAGAAGGCTATTGACGACCTGAAGCGCCAGCAGATGGAGGGCGACACCCCGTCGAATCTCAAGTCACCGGTTGACCCGGAAGAGGCCCGAAAACTGGCCGCCAAGCGCGCAGCAGCGCAGGCCTACCTCGAAGGCCTAAAGGCCGACACGAAGACCGGCCTTGAAAAGATCAACGCCGAAGAACGCAAGGCGCTGGACGAGAACACAAAGCGCCAACTTGAAGACCAAAAGAATTTCACGATATACAACGAGGCGAAAAAGGCCATCGCGGCCAAGTACGCCCGTGAGCGCGCGCTGCTGGAAGAGACCTACACCAAGGAATCCGCCGCGCTGAATATCGCGCTGACGCAGGACGAAAGCCAGCGGATCGAAGCCATCCGCGCCGAGGCCTTCCGCGCCGCTGAGGCCGAGGTGAAACTGGGCGTGAAGACCTTCCAGCAGGGTGAGCAGGCCAAGCTGCTGGCGGCCTACACCGCCGGGCAGGCGATGCTGGACCTGGCAGACCGCACCGCGAAGGCGCGCTTCGACCAGTCCATGGCCGAGACGCGCGACATGGAGGCGCGCATCGCTCTGACCCGCGAGGAAACCATCCGCGCGCTGGAGCTGGCCGCAGCCCGCGGCAAGATCACGCAGGCCGAACTGGACGCCGGCCGGGCCCGTGCCGACCGCCAGGCGACCGACGACACGAAGGCCGTCAAGAACGGCCGCACCGACACCAAGATCGACACGCTGCAACTGCGCGCGGGCTCTGGCGGCATCGAGGATCAGGTCGCGTTGATCCAGGCCGAGGGCCAGAAGCGGCTCGATGCATCCATGCAGGCGCAGCAGGCCGACCTGGCGAACACCCAGCTGTACGCCGACCAGCGCGTGGCCATCGAGGAAGACATGCAGCGGCGCATCACCGATGCACGCAGCCAATCGCAGATCAATGCGCTGAGCAGCACCTCAAGCGCCTTGGAAGCCTTGGCCAACGCGACCAAGTCGGGCACCGAGAAGCAGGACGCGGTCTACAGAGCTGCGTTTCTGGCGCAGAAGGCCTATGCCATCGCATCCTCTATCGTTGCGATCCAAGCGGGCGTGGCAAAGGCTGCCGATGCGCCCTGGCCCGGAAACCTCGCCGGCATGGCCAGCGTGATCGCGGCCACGGCCAGCATCATCAGCACCATCAAGGGCGCGAACTACGGCGGCGGCCGCGAGATCGGCGGCTCAGTCTCGGCCGGCACGATGGTCCGCGTCAACGAATCCGGTCGCCCTGAGATGTTCACCGCGGCCGGAGGCGTGCAGTACATGCTGCCGACGGCTGACGGCCGCGTCACCAGCGCGCGGGAGCTGGCGGCCAGCGGATCAGGCCAAGCCGGGCAGCGCCCCATCAGCGTGGTCCAGAACTTCACGGTGGCCGGCGGAACCGATCAGCGCTCACAGCAGCAGATCGCGGCATCTGCAGCGCGCGGCCTGCAGATCGCCAGCGCGCGCAACAACTGAGGGCGGCTTCCTAGCATGGCTGCATGGCCTTCCTAGAGACACCGCGATTCCCTGAAGCCGTCGCATTCGGCGCGCAGGGCGGCCCAGAGTTCGAAACCGACATCGTGCGCACCAACTCGCGCGAGTACGCGAACAGCCGCCGCCAGTACCCGCTGCAGCGCTGGGACGTGAGCCCGGGCGTGAAGACGCAAGCCGACTACGGCGCGGTGCTGGGCTTCTTCATGGCGAGCCGTGGTCGCGCCGGGCGCTTCCGCTTCAAGGACCCCATCGACCACGCGGAGTGGCACGGCAACGCCAGCGGCGTTGTCAGCGGCATCACATCGACGACCTTCCAGCTCGCGAAGCGCTACGTCGCCGGGGCGCTGACGCTGGATCGCCCGATCAAGAAGCCGGCCGCCGATGGATTCGAGGTCCGCGTCTCTGGCGCGCCGCTGGCCCCGGCGTCGTGGGCGCTGGACACCACCACCGGCGTGCTCACCATCGCCAGCGCGCCAGCGGCCAACACCGTGACATGGACGGGCTCATTCGACGTGCCGGCGCGCTTCGACATGGACCACATGCCGGCCAGCACCGTGGCGCGTACACCTGGCGGCCTGCTGGTGCAGGTGCAGGGCATCGCCATCGTCGAGGTGCCGCTGTGATCACGCTGCC